AAAAAGCACCCGAAGGTGCTTTTTAATTGTATCAGACAATGATTTGGATCATTGAAATGATAGATTTGAGACAGCGATTTCACCCAGGTAGTCAGCAGCATTGCCCAAAGACGATGCTGTGTTGGTCAACTCAACATACCCGTAACGTGTCATAAAGCCTACGACTGGTTCGAATGTTGCTGGGTCTAGAACAACACCAGAGCTCATTAGTGGTACATATGGGCAATAGAACGCGGCTGCATCAGCCTCGCTAGAACCTTTGTAACCAACCAAAATAGCTTGGCTGTCTTGTGCATAGCTGTCAACATAGATACGCATTGCGCCGTTCAAAGTACCAACAAACTTGGTGTTTGTAGGAGCTTCGAATGTACCTTCTGTGGTACGAGCAAATGCTGATGTTGTTGCTGATTGCAGAACTGTCAAAGCAGCTGAGCTAACAACTGCCCAGTTACCTGCGCCACGACGTGTACGCTGTGCGATCAAGTTGCTTGTGCGGTTGATCAACACTGCCAATGCGGCATGCTCATCACCAACAAAAGTAGCTGTACCAGATACAGCAGCTTGGTCAAACGTGTACTCAGTAGCAGCTAGGCTACGTAGTGAACCTAGAACTTCTTGGTCGATCTCAACTGTGATTTCTTGAGCCAGAGCAGCCATGATTTCTGCTTCAACATCCAAACCATGCATGGCTTGTGCGTCTTGAGCAGCTTCAAATGTCCAACGTGCAGACAATTTGCGTGTTTTGGCTTCAACGACTTGTTTCAAGATTTGTACGTTGATACGGTTACCAGGCATACCTTCTAGTGCGCTGGTGTTATTTGCTCTACCATTGGTAGCTGTACCACCAAATGATGATGCGCTTGCACCTGCTAGACCAGAATATGCAACAGCGATCTTGAATGGGCTCAGTGCCTCATCGCCGGCTGTGGTACCAGTTGCGTACTGGCTTGCTGTGTCAGTTGTGCTGTCAGCATAACGAACACGCAGGGTGTGGATTTGAGCCACAGGACCTGTCATTGGCTGAACACCAACAATTTCGTTCGCAATAACTGTCGGCATTACACGACGGATAACTGGAAGAATAACACGGTTAAGTGTTGCAACGTTGCTTGCGCTGGTTGCGCCTGCTGTTGCAGATTCTGCCAAATACTTACGGGTGTTCTCTAGGATCACGCCCATTGTGGTTCTTTTAGAACCGTTTAAGCCTTCAAGCAGGGCATCTTTGGTTTCGCCCCAACGGCTCTCTAATAGTGCTTGTGTCATTTCTTTTTCCTTTTCCTGTTTAGGGTTTATTTAAGCCCTGCTAAACGCTTGATATCAATCACGTTAGTGGTTGAATCAAATGCGCTGACTTTAGCAGATTTATCTCCAGTTACTGCGCTACGGCTTTCGCTAAGAACAGATTTTGCTGGCTTCTTAACTGGGCTGTTGTTTAGTACTGCCGGTAGATACTTTTCATATGCATTCTGAAGACGTTCAGTTTGCACATTCTCGAGAAGCTCGCTCATAACGGCTGCTTTCTCTTCGTTCAAAGGTTTCAATAGGTCGCTCAGTTTAGCCTTACGATCTTGTGATTCTTTGATAATCTTAATTTCTTTATTTTTGCTTTCAACCAGCATGGCTGTTTTGCCCATGATAGTCTTGGCTTCTTGCAGTTGGTGCTCTTTGCGTTGTACAGCAGATTGCAGTTTAGCGATTTCCTTGTTCTCATTCAGATGAGTAACAGCAAATTCACCAGCAAACGCTTCAAACAATCGACGTCCAAACATGTTCTCACGAGCAATCTGGATGTCTTCCTTGAGCTGAGTTAACTCAGTTTCAAGGCTGGTAGCCACAGCTTCTTTAACAAGACGTGCGCTCTTGGCAATAAATTGCGCTTTGAGTTCGCCCAGCTTTTGTTTGGCTTCGCCTACTAAACGTACACGAGCTTCCACAACTGCCTTCTTGTCTTGTTCAAACTCTTGGATCTCTTCAGACAGTGCTTTGACAACAAACTTCTCTAGACCAGCAATGCTGTTCTGATACTGCTTGCGATCTTCGCGTAGTTCTTTGATCTCTTCAGCAAGTTTGTTGACCATGAACTGGTCAAAACGTGCTGCGCCTTCGCTCATGTGCTTTTTAAATTTCACACGATCTTCAGCTAGAGCTTGTTTCTCTTCTGCAAATTCTTTAATCTCTGCAGACAAAGCTTCGGTAACCATGTTATCAAGAGCTTCAACCATTACAGATTTGTCATGCTCATAACGTTGAGCAAATTCCTCACGCAGTTCACTACGAATACTCTCGCGAGCTTCATTCAGCTTGGTTTCCCAGGCTTCATTGATTGCTATACGAGTATCTTCATTAATGATACCGGCATCTAACAATGGTTTGATAGCATCAAACATTATACCTTCTCCTATATTTTTAAGTCTTTGATCAAGCGAGTTACCTGCTCTTTCAAATACTTCTGCACACGCTGATTTTCACCAGCCTCACCAGCGATTTCTAAAACTCTATGACCTTGCTTCATGTTCATGAGGCCTTCATAGATTGCTTTAGGATATGCATGGGGAGCCGAGGGTTGTGCGACCACATCTACAGTGATGATTTCAAAATCACTGACTTGCCCTGAGCCTTCGTTGACATTACCGCTGCCACGACTGCTTACACCTAGTTTGACACCACTTTCCAACATGGTCTTGACCAAATTACCCATTGGTGTTGGAAGTATTTTGAGTTTACCGTAGCCAGCGTGTCCATCCATCCACATGTCTGTGATCATATGGCTCACGCGGTCTAGGTTAATTTTTAGGTCATCTGGGTGATCAACTTCACCTAGCACAGAATTACCTTGCTTGATTTGTTCATTAATGGTGCTAACAGCTTTTTGTATTTCGGAAATAGGATACACACGTTGGTTGGCATTCTTCACGCCTCCCTCGATGCATATCCCTTTCAAATAGAGATTCTTACCCTTGCCGTCAGCATGATCTTCGGTGAGAAGCTCCATGCGGGCAGCATCAAATGTAAGACTCTCTTTTAGGTACAAAGCCATATTATTGCCCTATTACTTAATGTGCTTCAACAGGCTGTGCTTGTCTACCGATACAGATCCGTCAGTTGTCTGACCTTCTTTACCTTTAGCTTTTTCCCAGCTTGTTTCTTTGTTGCTATAGTAGTTTTGTGCGCCCTTGTTGCCGCCTACTTTGTTGACATTGCGTTTGGCAATTTCATGCTCAGAAGCTGACTTTACGAAACCACCAGCTTTGCCTTTTGGACTTGTGCCATCAGGTGCTTGCTCACTTGCGCCTCTAAGGATGTTGGCTGAAGTACCGCCCATGTCGTTCTTGCCTGCCACAATACCTTTGCTGTTGACGCTTGGCTTGCTGCTTTGGTCTTTACCAACTACAGAACCTTCTGCGCCGCCTCTTTTGTCGGCTCCGTGTCCATCGCTGACTTTGTCAACATATTCACGTAGCTTTTCTGCTTCAGATCTAGCACGACGGGATTCAGACATTTCTTCTTCGTCATCTTCTTCGTCATCTTCTTCGTCATCTTTTTTAGCAAACGGATTCACGCCTTTTTTAGGCTTGTCTTCGTACATCATGGACTCGTCTTCTGGTTCATCGTCGCCCATGTGCATTTCACTGCCCATGTGATCCATGCCGCCCATGTCGTCATGACCTTCTTCGCCATGCTCGTCTGACATCAACTGTTCAAATTCTGCTTTGAGCTCGTCAAGTGCTGTTTCTAGATCCATAACGCGATCTTCCATGTCACCTTCGCCGCCCATTTCGTCGCCCATTTCGTCACCCATGCCCATGTCGTCATGTCCGCCCATGTCGTCATGTCCGCCCATGTCCATTTCTTCGTCGTCTTCGTGCATACCGTGTTCGTCTGCACCAATTTCGTCCATCATGCCGCCGACTTGATCGCCGCCTGGGTGATGACCTTCTTCTTCGTCCTGCATCATATTTTCATAGATGCCACGACTTTTTTCTACTACGATATCGTGAAATAACGCACGGGCCTTGTCCTGCTCGTCATTAACGATATACTCAATTAGTTTTTCATACTTGTTCATAAAGGAACTCCTTGTAATATGGCTTGTAAGATTATTTACATAAACACATGATATTTCAGGTAATATCGGTGTTTTTTGAATGATTTTGATAGGAT